GCTGATGCGTTCCTATCGTTATGAAAGGGACACTTCATTGAACGCCAACCTCTACCTGTTGGTACTTTAGTTGCGCCGTAAGACATAAGTACTAAAGCAATAGGTGATGACATTAGTATCCTGCATCTATTAGTAACTTAAGATATAAGTCTACAGGCATAGTTGCATACCATTCACCAACATTAAGTGTACCACGTTTTTTATGTATCACAGCGCCTGTTGTTGCTAAGGCGTTTCTTCTTTCAACTTCTAATTCTTTAACCCAACCAGCAAGATTCATCTTCTTATGGTCTTTAACTTCTAAGCAGACATCCTTGATTCCTGAGATGTCACCCTTGTCATTAGCACCACTAAGGGTACGTCTTTCTGCTTCAGGGAACCCATTGTTTATAAGGTGTTTAACAACAGCAGTTTCTGCTGAAGTACCTTTTTGTTTACTAGGATTGCTCATACTTGCGTCTTCTTTTGTTTTTTTCTCTAACTATTTTCCTAAGGGCAACTTCATACTTACCAAGTTTAGGTAAATCAGAAGTCATTTCAATTACTTCTTTCCTAGTTTTATTAGCCCATTGAGACCAATACTTAGCCCAGTTGTCCATATTCCCATTCTCTATAGTCTAAAGATTTGCATTGACTGCAAAGTAAAGCCCAATCAAATGCAAGCATAGCACCATCTGCGCTACAACGCTCGCACTTAATCACAGCGTAGTTATCGTTGATAACTTCTTCCATAATATTCTCGCTTATTTTGAGTTACCCAAAGGTATCTTGCTACAGCAAACCATATAACTAATCCAGTTGTAATCATAAAGCAACTTCCCTATCAATATCATCAAGGTTCATATATTCAGGATTAAACTTTAGATAGACAGCATCGGTACCACTAGCATTTGCAGCACCATATCTATTCTTAACAGGTGCAATAGCCATGTCACCTGCTGGTGTTATAGCCATAGTACAAATCAATGCTGGCATCTGTGAAACTTTACCTTGAATACTTGAACGTGGAGGACAAGGGTTTCCATCAAATGCTTCTGATGTGTGATGTAGTAAAAGAATTGCAGCATTAGTATCTCTTGCGAGGTACTTAACTTCTTTCATTGTTGAGCGCATTGATGACCACTCTTCACCACCACCATCTGATATATCAACAAGGTTATCTAAAACAATTAAGTGTGGATTCTGTCCATGTACTTCTTCGAACGCTAATACTTCTTCATCTAAATCTGTTAATGATGGTGCTGCTTCAAATGACCAAAAGATATGTTGTGCGTTCTTGTTAATAATATCTTTAGCCCACTCTTGTTCTTCTGAAAGTATTCTTTCTGCATCATCTTGTGTCTTACTTGTAACCATAGAAAACAAACGCATACTCATTGTGTGTGCGCCTGTATCTGCTGACACATAAAGTGTTGGAACGTTTGAACGAAGAGCAATAGCGAGGGCAAGTGTTGACTTGCCCACGCCTGGTGCTCCAGCAAACATTGAAACTTCAGAACGTCTAAGAATTATTTTCTTCTTATCGAACGCTCTAAAGACAGGACGAAGAGGTTCCCCACCTGCTTCTGTCTTGCCAATAGTTCTGCTGAGAGTTCTCATTTAGTTATACCCAACCTGGTTCGCCACGTTTAATCCAAAGTGGTTCACATTGGTCTGGAGTTCCTTTAGCAGATGGACACATCCATGCTTGCCAAGGACCTTTAGCACCTTGTCCACCTTTGTGCTTACGTGTTCCGTGTTTGCAACTTGGTGATGGTGTATTTGGTGCAGCAACATTGATTGCTGTAATAGTTCCACCAACTGATTGTGCAATTTCAGAAATAGACATCGGACTCATTGCATCTTCTAATGCGCCAATAACTATTTCAATTTGACCAGAAACAGCATCACTTATATTTTTACTAAATGATGTTATATCATCCCCACGAACAGTAAGGATTGTTCCTTTAGGTGTCTTTACGTTTGCTACAAACGTTGACTCATTTGACATTGATTTCTCCAATCGGAAGTTGTTTACTTCCATCTAACCAGTAGCAGTACTCTTGGTAAGAGCACAGTTTACAACCATTAAAGTTAGGTAAAAATAAATTGTTCTCTCTTGCTTTCTGAAAGAGACCAACCATTTCATCTAACTTTTTTATTGTAAATTTATCGAGGCTGACAGGAATACTTGTGCTTCCTTGTCTAGCCATCCAGTATACGCCGTAAGACGGACGTACTCCCATTGATTGTTCCATCATACAGGCATACACCTGCAATTGTAAATCTGTTGTTGGTGTTCTGATTCCTGTCTTAAGGTCTAAGATTACTAACTCACCTTCAGGTGTGACAAACACTCTGTCGATAGCACCTTTCATATAAATGCCACCAACTTTTATTTCCATTACAAGTTCAATAGCAGGTACACCTTGTGGTGTAGTCCATAGTTCCCAACCAGAACCCTTGCGCCACTCAACCCAATTATCTAAAAACTTTCTGCCGTTCTCATACCACCAATCATAGTTCTCACCATCAGGATTTGCTTTAGATGTGCGAGATGATTGACGAAAAGTATCTTTGTTAATCTTGTCGTATTCTCTTGATGTTGATTCAATAGTCCAAGCATCAGACCATATCTTGTCTAAGTTAGTTGTCATAATAATTGCCTTCTATTGTATCGATGTCGTTAAGATAACTCTTCGGTACAAACCAAGCATCTCCTCTACCCTGTGGGTTCTTGTAAAACATAGGCACTTTTGCATCCAATCCATATAACCATCCATGCACATAGTACCCTAAATCTAAGTCCCCTGTCACGAATACATACTTCTGCGTGTCGTCATCAGCAGGTCTAACAATAAGATTGTAGTGGCGATTAGTCCAACGTACTTGTATATCTGTTCCAATATCTGCTTGCTTAAATGTATGAACAGTAAGTTCAAAATTGTTATGTCCTAAGGCATAAGCAGCAGCAAGTTCAGAACCAGCAGAGTGAATTGATTGCACTAAGTCTGCGATATGAGAGTTCTCGTTCCATCTTCTATCTTTAAGGAATCGTTCACTTCTACCATCACCGATAGTTCTTTCAAGACCTATCTTCATAGCATAAATCTTTTGTTGGTCAGTTAATTTTATTTCCATGTGTTGTCTCCCATAATTGTAAATCATACACTTCAGTTGCTTTATGTACAGCCGACCCACCGAGATTCCAAATAGCAGGTTGTTCTTCAACCTGTGCTATGCGACTTAAATAGTATTGCCATCCACAATTTAACCAAGTTGTTAATGCAGAATAAGATACATGTTCTGGAACTTTGTAACCATTAACTTCTAACATTTGTCTCCTCCGTCTCTCTGTTAAGAAAGTCTGGTAGGGGGAGACAATCCCTACCAGACCAAGGAGGAAGTGTAAATGCAAGTAAACACTTCTATAAAAAGATAATAGCATTAATGATTAGTTAATGCAACCACTAAGTTTAGTTATATATATATTATATATATAACTATTATAGTAGTTATATATATATATTATATAACTATTATCCCCACCCTGCCACCCTCTAGTTTAATACTAGAACTTCAGGTTTGTCAAATCCCTGATGCTTGTGGTAAGGTGGTTCGTACAAACAAAGGAGATAAATGTTTCCATTTCTTATCCCTATTGTTCCACCTACACCTGAGGTAGAACAAGTCTTAAGTCGTAGTTATGTGCAATTTAAGGCAGAGGAGAAAGATTGGAAAGGCAAACAATGGTCTTGTTTAGATGAGTTAATCTTCCGAGAATCTTCTTGGAATTTAGACGCATCTAATCCTAGTTCATCTGCTTATGGTTTATTTCAGATACTGAAATTACCTGAAGATACAGGATTAAAAGAACAAACTGCAAGAGGTTTAAGATATATCGAACACAGATATAATGAACCTTGTTCTGCCTTAAGACATCACAATAGAAGAGGTTGGTACTAATCTAACTCTGAGTCAATTGGAGTTGGAGGTATAACATTTGCATTGCAAGTCCAGCAATAGCAACCTTCTAAACCA